CCTACAACCGCACCACATAGTGACGATGGTCGACGTGGACTACTATCTGGAAGACTTCTCACAATACGCACACAACCCAATGTTGATCTATACTCACATCCCTGAAAACATAGCGGGCAGAACCGGTGACGGTTACTACCGTTTCTCGGATGAGGGTGAGGTCAGGGAAACTGCGAACATGCGGGAAGACATTAACGGAGGTGCCAGTTACGTTTCAAGCGTTTGGGCATTCGACACCGACATGAAGATAATACAACGTCGCGGCTTTCTTGGTCTGTTTAACAGGGACTTTTCAATTTGTAAAGTCGAAAAGGTTAAACAGCTAGGCGAAAAGGGTCGCTACATTGTTGCTATCATTCCAGTCGTTAAGAGCTACATACCATATTGGCTGCATAAATTGATAGCCAAGGTGTGTGGTGCGCGTTACGACTACGGAACTATTGGAGAGCTCAAGCGTGACAACAGGGTTATAAGACGAGACGGTTATTTATATGGAAAATTCGGTGATGGAGCTGACAAGACTCTCCAGTTCATTGAAGACACCATATCAGGTCCGCTACCAGTCATATTACCCGAAGACCACGCCACGACAATTTACAACAAGCGACAAAACGACCCAAAAGGATTTTGTCCTGGCGTAGTAAGCCGTATACTGCAAGACCCAAAATACGACCATGAAGTAGAGCGCATATACAACTTCTTTAACGAGGGAGTGCACATTGATTTCGGCCTGAAGGTCAATTACATGAAAGTGCCTACCACGAAGACGCGCAGGAAACAAATAAATCGGTTCGACCAAGGCAAACCCACGGCAAAATTACTAGCACCACCACTACTACACAATGATGACATGGGGTGCGCACCATCGTCATGCGTAACCAATGATGTAGCTTGCATTACTGGACGCATAGACAACGTAGTCAACAACACGCCTATGACCCAGAAATATTTGGACTACGCCGAGGAATTTGTCGAAAAAGTAGCGAATAGATCTATGAAGCGCCTGATTACGCGAGCGGGGAACCGTTGGTGGAAGAAAGAATATGTCCCGGCCAACGGTAGACCTTGGACAATTGAGCAAGTTGACGCAGAACAGACCTTGCCCGCGCAAAAGGCTAGACGTATCAGAGAGGATGGAACACCAGGCCGCAACGTTCGCAACAAAGTGAAAGCTATGCAGAAGAAAGAAACGTATGCGGCAGCCAAAGATCCCCGTAACATATCAATGACGACAACATCACACATGAGGGGACTGTCACGCTTCACATACCCGTTTGCAGAACATTTGAAGAAAGAATTTGGTCCAGAAGGGCTGCAAGCAAATTGGTACGTACCAGGAGCTAAACCTAAGACAGTGGCTAAGATGGTGCAGTGTTTTGT